TATGTTAATTTATTACGATAACGATTCATCAAATCTTTAATATATTGTTCTGCTTTTTGTTTTGGTAAATTGCCTACATCTACATAAAATATTCTACGTTCTGGTGCACGTGCAATACGATATACAACCATTGCATCTTCGGTCTGACGAAGCATATTTAATGGTCGTATTGCCTTGTGTAAATGCCCTACCACACGCTTTGATGTTTGATCAATATAACCAGAATGGCAATATGTGATTGAATCTGGTGATATTTTAACACCAGCAGCACTTGTTGTTGCTGCCATATTACTAATTTCATAATCAGTATAAACGTAATGTTCTTCTACGTTTTTAACTACAGGAACTGTAGTATTTTGTATTCTTTTTACTTCTTTTTGAACTTTACGAATTTTACGAATACGAACTGGATCAATTGCTCGTAATTCAACTATACCTTTTTCTGGATGTTCTGTATCGATAATATTTTGAAAATAAAGTCTTCCATCTACATACCAGCGTCTAAAAATATCATAACCTTTATTTCTAAAGTCTAATAGTTTTAAAACATTATAAAATTCATAATTAATTTTTGATTTAATATTGTCAGATAATTCAACATTATCTAAATTTATTTTTATAACATCTTGATCTGTGTTAAAAACAATTGCCTGAGTAACAATATCTTCGATTGCCATATCAACTTCTGGATATAAAGACATGCTTCGATATTGACGAATCAGTGAATTCTCATCCATAAAGGAACCACTAAAGTCATAAACGGTAGACATAAAGCCTCCCGTTTCAATGACTTGAGTTCCATCAAAGTTTTCTGGAGCAACAAAAGATATATTTTGCGGCGAGTCTCCAGTTAGACCAATCGCATCGCTTAATCTTGCTTCCTTACCAAGTGAAAATCCAAAAAGATTCCATGCCATAAAGTATTAATTCCTTGTTTAACTATAAGGTTCCCAGAAATCGTATGCAATTTGCACAGTAAATTCAGAGAATGAGTCAGTTGCATCATAATTTAAAGTAACTGGTCCAAGATCCACTGGGAAACAATTCTTTAGTTTAATTGATTTATTAAAACTTGCGGGTGATTGTGTTGGAAGAGCAGAAGTGGTAGTTCCAGGAATAATATCACTGTATCGAACAACCCAATCAGAAGTTAAATTGTAATTAATTTGATGGCTGTTACGGGTATCCATTGCTTCGATCCAACGCTCAAATCCTGTGCGTAGATCCTTCGAAAGAATACTGGAATCATATACGTTAATAACCCAGTCAGCATATACTCTTTCTCCTGCAAACTTAACAATTCTTCCCTGCCATGCAATTGGAATAGTACCAATTGTTGAACCAGGAAGATCTGCTGCTTTTACATAAATGTTGAGGTCACTTAAATCTGGAGATGCTACAGCGTCAGGCCATTTAGTTTCAATTAAGAAACGATTTGGTCTTACTCCAAAGAAATTAGCTCTAAATTCGTTTAATGTTGCCATTTATTAACCTCTTTTTAGTATTTATCAGATTGTATCAGAAAGATCTTTATTAGTGAGTTGAATTCTAACATAATTAATAGAAGTTATTGGTTTAACTAAAATATCAGCAACAAAGTAATTTGCTTCAATTATTTCTGGAGTGTTATTTGTGGTGTCACAAATAACTTTGTATTCACTAATACCTCTTTGACCAACTAGACGATCAAGGAACCCTTCTGCAGCAATCTTAAATCGTGAACGTGTAATTGCATCATTTTGTTCAAAAAGAATTGAACGAGCGGTAGGAGCAAGAGCTTTCTTTATGTACATAAAAAGTCTTGAAACATTGATTCTAGAGAGAGTAGAGGTATCCGTTTCTCCTGTTTTATCTCCATAAAGAAGAGTTCCTTCTCCTGGGAAAGTCACAACAGGATTTGCTTTCTGAGCATAAAGATTATCTTGTTCTTGTAGAGTTAATGATCTATTAAGTCTTACAACATTTAATATGCGACCACGACGAGATCCTGCTGGAGAGAACCATGGATAAAAATCTCTATCTGTTCTTGCAATACATCCTGCAACATCTGCTGCAAGAGGGGTTGTAATATAAACTGAATTTGTTGTGTCAAAATGAATTTTCTCTCCATACACCTTTACGTAACTATAAGTGCTTGTTCCGCTTGGGAAAGTTACACCAGTAAGACTCGAATCAATTGTGCTTGCACTAGAACCAGCATAAACTACACCTATAACTGGTCTGTCACCACTTGCTCTTTCATCTACAATCACGGTTACTGGTGTTCCATATACGGTAGCAGAGGATGCTCCAGTTAAAGATCCTCCTTGGAATAATACATCAAATCCAAGATTTTTAAATTCGTTTCCTACAGATGAAGAACCAAATCCAACATAGCAACCAGCACCATATTGTAAAAAGTTATTAATAGGCCACCATTCACCAGAAAATCCTTGAGAAATTCCTGATCCCGCATATAAACCATTGAGATAAGTTGATGCACATGATCCTGCACTATAAGAAGTAATACCAGCAAGAACGTCTGCTCCACCCGCAAGATTTACGATATAGTCAGTTAGTCTGGTATACCAATCTGAAGAATTGGGAACAAACATATATCCTGCATCTTTTTCAGCAGTGGTTCCTAAGACTTTTAAACTTATGGTTGGGTTATAAACGCCACCAATTGTTGATGAAAATTCTTCAGTGACTGGAACAACAAATGATTCATCGTATATGCTAAAGGTTACATTTGGTCTAGACATTATTCTCTCCTTAAAATTAAATTGCTATTTATATGTAGTTTTTTCGTGAACTGAATAATATTATGACCATCTATCTTTTTTTGGTTTTAAATCATCCCATGGGGTAGGAACATTTTTTCTGTCAAAAATTAACCAATGATCGCCTCCCGATGACCATTTTATGTCCTCTTCTTTATCCTCTATGTCATTAACCCCGTCAATATAATAACCAAATGGCAACATATCATCTTCAATTTTATCTATTTCTTGCTGATACATCGCCAAACGAACATCCATATCTGTTAAATTTTTAAAATACTGTTGTCGAGTAGACCATGCAAATAATACAAGACACATTACTAAGTCATCATTATGACCATCTTCTGCCTCAAAACTTTGTTTCTTTGAGATAAATGTTGTAAATTCAGAGATAAGGTCAGCATCTTCAACGATAAGTTTATCTTCTTCGATTAAATTTTTAAGAACTTGACACCCTACTTTTTTGGTTATAACTGAAGTTTTAACACCCATTTGTACTTTTTTAGCAGGACCAAATCCCTCTGTTATAATTTGACCTTTTCTGCCCATCATGGCAGTTTTGACTATATTTTCATATTCTAGGTCAGTATGTAAAATATTTGCAACTTCAACACCGATGCTGTTGATTTCTACAAGAACATGAGCATTATTATATTTTTTTGCTACAGTTTTAAGAACAGAAGCAAATAATAAAGGAGATACCGTATTATTTCTATAGGTTGCTACCACTTTATAGGGAAATTCTGTTACATCTACAACTGTCATTGCAGTATAATCCTTGCCTTGTCCCTCTGCAACATCTGCTGTAATAAAATAAAGATGATCGTGAACTTTTGGATTATCTGGATCTTTTCTTATTGGTTCTTGATATATACACATTCCGTCCTTTGTTCTTAATAATGGTTTAGTATAAACAAGAGTATGTAATTTGGCAGAAGAAATTAAAGTGTTAGAACTTCCTAAAAAGTCACATTCAAACTCTTGCTCAAACTGCTTTTCAGAAGTTTTACTAATCATTTCCCGTTTCCACGCTTCATCTCGTAAAGGACCACCTGGATATTTGGGAACTTGACTCCAGTGAACTTCAAATGGAACATAACCATTTTGTTTATTAATAGCACCCTTCCAATAATAATAAAACATATTAAGACCATTAGGTGTCGAAATAATAAACATCTTAGTGGACTGTCCAGATGTAATTGTTGGGTATACAGAGGTAAAGAACTCTTCTGCAATTTGAGTAGGAATATGAGCAAACTCGTCCAGCAGGATGCAGTTAAATGATCCACCACGAATAGCAGATGATGAAGTTGCCGCTGCTAAAATTCTAGACCCGTTTTCAAGAACAATAGAACCTTTGTTCCATTCGATTACTCCCTGTTGTAACCATTTTGGCAAATATTCATATGCCATTTTTACTCTGCTTAAAATTTCAATAGCGGTTGATTGTTTGTTTGCAAGAATGGCAATATTTACGTTTTGGTTAAAAAGTACATAATGCAAAAGATAAGAACCTACAGTGGTAGTCTTACCTGTCTGTCTTGGAAGTTTACCAATCACGAAACGATTTTCATGTAAAGTCTTAATTAAATCTTTTTGATAATCATACATCTCAAAAGGAATAAGACCCTTATCTACTGCAACAATTCTTACATACTTTTCAACAAAATAGGTTGGATCATGAGAACATTTAATATACTCTTGAACTTGTTCGGGTGTAAATTGTTGTTGTATGCCAACTGGTTTAAGGTTGGGATTACCAAGATATCCATCTTTTTTAGCTGTCATTTTCCACTTCTTCGCTTGTTATTGCTTTGAGTTGACTGCGCGATTGGTTGATTAAATTTTGTAAATCGCGGGTAGATCCAACAAATATAGAATTATTTGTAGTATTTTTGACTACCTTATTTGTGCCTAGAGCATCCGATGTAGTTTTATGAATATCCATTAAATCGGTATTAATTTCACTTACAGTCTTCATTAAAATAGAAGCAACTTCATATGCTCTCGGAGAATCCCCCGCTTCTGCTACTTTCATAATACCGTCAAGTGCTTCAAATCCTATACTGATCAATTCTTTCATATTTTTACGAGCAGAGTCGTAATCTTGGCGAATTTGATCTTTTCTTTTAATTTTTACTTCTTTTACAAAAGAATCAATTTTTTGTATTTCTTTTGGTTCAAATGTTTGCACTTCAATATCTAATACTCTAGAAAGTTTTTCTTCTGCTGTTAGTTTATCTTCATTCATGGCCAATTTCCTATTACTACTGAACTAGATCCAGTGATCACGTCACCTGTATACCCAATATCTCCAAAATAATTTGAAGCAGCAGTTGTTCCTGTTCCTTCATAGAAGTTGAAGTCTGTTCTTTCTATAATTCCACCAGTATCTCCACAAATTTGAGGATAGACATATGTTTTTGCTGTAAAATCAAAAATACTGATGAGTGCTCTTCGTTCGTCAAATGTTCCTTCATAATTTTCATTTAAAATTGTATTATTTAATACAACTGGTATATCAACCGATTGATTCAGATCATTCATTTTTATTGTTATGGTGTAGTCTGGAGCAAAGTATGGAAGAATTTGTTCAATAATTTGCAACATGTCATCCATATTACGAGTAAATGCATATAATGAAAAATTAATATTATAAGGAACTTCGGAGTACATTTTTTTAAACACTCCATTAACTACATCACTTCTTTGTATAGTTCTATTAATTTTTCTTGTAGGATCATATAGTAATGTTGTAATTTCAAAACCAAGTTTGGGTAGTACGATTTCTACTCTACTATTTTTAGAAAGACTACTCTCTTGAGAAAGTCTCCAAATAAATTTTTCTTTGCTTCCGTAACTTAAAGGAACTCTTATTTTTTCTTTTACTGATCCATCTGCTTCATAACGAGTGACATAGACAGATTCAAATAGCGATCCAAATGCAATCACTAATTTTCTTATTGATTCGTTATAAAATGATTGAGTGACTGTAAACATTAACTACACTCCTCTGAGAATGGATTATCTCTTGTAAAATTAATTTCGGTATCTGCTTTTTCTGCATATATGTCGTTTTCTATTTCGCCATAACCCGCGATAGGATCTACTGACAAGTTTATATTTGTAGATGTAATACCAAGAAGATAATATTCTGTTCCACTGGTTAGACCTTTAATAGATTGTGTTCCTGATGCACCAAATGCAAATGATCCGCTTACTCCCTTAAGATAAGTAGTATTTCCAGTATATTCTACCACAAATGCTTGTGCTGTAGCATTTCCATAAGACGCGCTAGAACCAGTTACACCATTGACTTGATATATTAGTTCTCCTCGCTTTAAAACTGCTATACCCGATATAGGAGCACCTGAAAGCGTTGCAGCATACATGTTGTGTTTTCTTTTCTCTTCAACCTCGTCAATTTCTGTAATACCTGTTTCGATTGTTTCGTAAGAATATGTAAATAGTTCACAAGTCAATGTATAAGTATTTAATGTTCCAAATTGGAAGAATGGAATCTTATCTTCAACATAGTTAATTTCAAAAAGACTTTTATTAAAAGGAAAATAAATTAAATCTCCCTCTCTTGGAGTTCTAATCGTAGATTCTCTTGTGCATACTTCCTGTTCGAATCTAGTTTTAGATACTTGCAATGTAACTCTATCTGTAATGTTAATACCAAATTTATTAATAATATTCATTTGTCCACCGAACGATGTGACATTTTGAATATACATTTCTAAAGTATAACCATTTTTAAATCGTGAAAGAACATCCTCTCCAAAGATAAGATCTCTATTAACATATTCTCTAGGAATATAAATCATATCACGACCCATCGTTTTGATTATTTCAATAACGGTATCGTTTAAAAGTGTTTGCTCACCGATGTATTCTTTGAAGTATGGATTTGTTGCCATTTGTTATCCAATTATGAAATCGATTGGAAGTTCATATGCTCTTTCAAATTCTTGCTCAATCATCATTATTTCTTGAACCGCTTGATCATATATTTGTTGACCTTTAAAAGATATTCCACCTGGCAATTGAACACCATCATACTTTAACATGTTTGCTCCCCATTGTCGTTTAATGAGAGCAGTTATATACTTTTTAAGCATACGATCATTGTAAATTTTAG